ACGCTAATGAGACCTTCCCCCGGCTCCCATTCGAGCCGATTACGGAAGATACCTACAAGCGTCTCTCGCAAGAAGTACTGGATCGCCGTATCACTGACGACTTCGCTTTGGCTATGTCAGCTTATGGTGCCTCCTACGAGGGCAGTGGCCCGGCTGCTTGCGATTCAGATAAGTGTCTCTTTGCTGAGAAGAAGTGATCATCACCGAAAACCTGGGCCTGTCTGACATCTCTGTCCAGGCCCTTTCTCGCCTAATCGAGCAGCTGGACGAGATCTATCCCGATAAGATGCCGGACTACTCTCTTAGTGAGAAAGAGTTTGCGTTTCGGGCTGGTCAAGTCTCTGTCGTTAGGACCTTGAAATACAAGCTCAACGTCTTAAAAGGAGACGACTAATGTGTACAGGAGGAGGAGGAGGTGGCGGTGGCCCCTCCAAGTCTCAGATCAAACAACAGAAGAAGCAACAGCAGCGTGTAATCAAGCGCCAGAACAAGCAGTTCCGTAAGGCTCAGGCAAACGCTAAGACTCAACACGAAGAGAACCTGGCCAACAACCAGGCCCAGTTTGAGCAGAGCCGCTTAGATAGCTTCAACCAGTTCCAGGCCACGATGGAGTGGCAGATGTTTAACGCTGAGCAGCAACGTGCTGCCCAGGAGGCCCAGTTTGCTGCAGCCCAGGCTCAGCAGGAGGAGGCCCTCCGTATGCAGATGGAACAGAACGAGCGTATGGCCTTGGAGTCTGAGAAGGCTGCCAACAGGGCTATGGGTATGAAGCTGGTGGGTCAAGACCCCGACGCTGTAAAGGTCAAATCCAAAGCAAGAGGTAAGGCCCGTAAGAAGGCCCGCGCTGGCACCACACAGCTAGTCAATCCCCTCACTATCTCAATGGGAGGCTCGTAGTGGCCAAAAAGAACAACAACAGAAACAACAACAACAACAAGAATAACAGCGGAGGCGGCAGTAGCACTAACCAGCAGATCCAGAAGGCACTCTCTAACGCTGGCAATACTGTCAGCTACAAGGAAGCCTCATCCGTAGCTGCTAAGCTTGGTGTCTCTGTAGATCGTGTCTACAACCAGACTGCCAAGACTGGTCAGGCCGCCAAGGCCGGCTCAGCTGCTGCTAATGCTGGGTACACCCCAGGCAGCAACCTGAAGGTCGCCAACCCGATTACTTCTGGCTACACCACCCAGGCCTACAACAACTTCAAGGCCCAGCAGGACGCCTACTACGCCAGCCAGAACAACCCCAATGCGGGTGGTGATGGGTACGTCGAACCTGAATTCGACTGGGATGCCTGGAATATGCAGATGATGGAGCAGCAGGCAGCTGTCTGGGCTTCAATGGATGCAATGAATGCTCAGTTCCTGCAACAGCAGGAGGCCTGGCAGCAACAGCAGGCTGAATCCCAGAAGCAGAACGGATTCACCTTCCAGAACCGCAGCAACTTCGGCTCTATGGGCGGTGCCCAGGATCAGGCCAAGGTTAAGCGTAAGAAGAAGCGCAGCACCACAGCAGCCGGTAGTGGCACCAAGCTCAGCATCGGCGGGTCTGGTGGCAGCGGCAACGGCGTGAGTATGGGTGGCGCTGGTGGCGGTAAGACCCTAGGTATCAGTTAATGGAAAAGACTGCAGCAGAGCGTTACGCCCGCCTGACAAGCAATCGGTCGACCTTCCTCGACGCTGCCCGTGAATGCTCCAGGTTGAGCGTCCCGCACATTATGCCCCCCAGTGGGCACTTCAATGGGACAAACCTCAAAACCCCCTGGCAAGCAGTGGGCGCTAAGGGCGTGAACGTAATGGCGAGCAAGCTGATGCTTAGCTTGTTCCCCGTCAACACAAACTTCTTTAAGCTACAGATCAGCGACGGCAAGCTTTCTCAGGATGCTGAGATCGACAATGCTGCGCGGTCTGAGATCGACCTCGTGCTCGCCAAGATGGAGCGCGTGGTTCTCCAGCACGTCAACGAGTCGAATGACCGGGTGGCTCTCCACCAGGCTATGAAGCACCTTGTCGTGACTGGCAACGTCTTGCTCTATATGGGCAAGAAGGGTCTCAAGCTCTACCCCCTGGACCGCTATGTAGTGGTGCGGGATGGGGAGGGCACGATCACCGAGCTGGTGACTGTAGAGGCCATCGACAAGCAGTTCCTACCGAAGGACTTCTTCAAGAACGATAGCAAGCTCCGCGATAAGACGGGTCCCCTAAAGCCTGACAACCACGTTGGGTCTGATGGGGCTGGCAACATTGCTGATCTGAAGCTCGACCCTGAAAACAATGAGGTCGCTGTCTACACCTGGGCCAAGCTCCAGGATGGCCAGTGGCGTTGGCATCAGGAGGCTGACGATCGGATCATCCCCGGCACAGAATCCTCCTCTCCTAAGAGCGTGGTCCCCTGGCTGGCCTTGCGCTTCAACGTCGTTGACGGCGAAGACTACGGCCGTGGCCGGATCGAGGAGTTCCTGGGTGACCTCAAGTCCCTGGAAGCTCTCAGCCAAGCAATCGTCGAAGGCAGCGCTGCTGCTGCCAAGGTGGTGTTCCTTGTTTCACCATCAGCAACCACCAAGCCCAACCAGCTGGCCCAGGCCGGCAACGGTGCAATCATCCAGGGCCGTCCTGATGATGTGGGGGTTGTACAAGTAGGCAAGACAGCAGACTTCAAGACTGCCTACGATATGATCACGATGCTGACTCAGCGTCTCTCAGAGGCCTTCCTGGTCCTGAATGTACGCCAGTCAGAACGTACTACCGCCGAAGAGATCCGAGCCGTTGCAAACGAGCTCAACGAGCAACTCGGTGGAATCTGGGGCAGCCTGACTACAGATCTGCTCCGCCCTTATGTGGTGCGTAAGCTCCACGATCTGCAGCGTCAGAAGCAGCTCCCCACCTTCCCCAAAGGTATGGTCTTCCCCACTGTGGTGGCCGGCCTGGAGGGTGTTGGACGTGCTCAGGACCGCGAGGCCCTGATGATGTTTATGCAGACCATCTCCCAGACCCTTGGGCCTGAGGTGATGAGTAACTTCCTGAAGCCCGGTGAAGCGATTAAACGCCTCGCCGCTGCTGCTGGTATCGACTACCTCGGCCTGGTCAAGACCGACGAGGAGCTCCAGCAGGAGCAGCAAGCTGCCCAGGAGCAACAGCAACAACAGTCCGTTATGGACCAGATGGGTCAGATCGCTGGTAGCCCAATGATGGATCCCAGCAAGAACCCAGCAATCTTGGAGATGATGAATGCCCAGACCGGTGAAGGCCAGCCCGGAGAAGGTGGAATCCCTGGAGAAGGAGACCCCGAAGCAGGAGGTGTCCTCCCCGAAGGAGCCCCAGGCCCCGGATAACAAATACGCGCGTAAGCCCCGCATACGTCCCACCATTGGTCGGGATCAGATCGGTGGACCCAAGCAGCGTGTTACCCCCAAATTCAATACAGTAAGCACCCAACTTAACTGATGGCTATTAACAACACATTTGATGCTTCTGATGGAGCGGACAACAGCGAGCGTGAAGCTGCTGAGGCCCGTGCCCTAGAAGCAGGGAACCGCATTGTCGAAGCCCAGCAAGAGGCCCGCCAGGAGCGCTACACAAAGGCGACTCAGATCGACGACGAGGATGCCCGCTTTGCGGGTAAGTACAAGTCTGCCGAGGAACTGGAGAAGGCGTATCTGGAGCTGCAAAGAAAACTAGGAGAGCGTCCCGCCGATGAGGATGAGGGCGCCGAAGAGGAAGAGCCCGTAGAGGGCGAGGAAGAGGCCTCCGAAGAGGAAGAGGTAGAAGAGGGCGACGAGGAGGTTTCAGAGGCCTATGAGGCCCTTGTAGAGGCCTCTCAGGAGTTCGAGAGCGGTGAGCTCTCCGAGGAAACTATCCAGCGCCTCTCCCAGCTCGATAGCCGGGAACTGGTGGAGACCTGGGCTGAATACATCCGCTCCCAGAAGGAGCAGGTGACCCAGGCCCAACTCAACCAAGAGCAGACCGCTCAGATCTACCAAGCAGTTGGCGGTGAGCAGGCCTATGCCGAGATGGTTGGTTGGGCTGCTGAGAACCTCTCCCCTGATGAGATCGCAGCCTATGACGCTGTGGTGAATGGTGGTGACTACAACGCTACCTACTGGGCTGTCCAGGGCCTTCGTTCCCGCTTTGCGGCGGACGTAGGTGTGGAGGGCAAGGTGTACTCCGGTGCCCGTGCTCCCAAGCCTGCTGATGGCTTCCGCAGCCAGGCCGAGCTTGCTCGCGCTATTTCTGATCCCCGTTATCGGGATGATCCTGCCTATCGCATTGATGTGCAGGAGAAACTTGCCAGGTCCGGGAACTTGCTGTAATGGCAATGGGGGTTCGACTCCCCCACTCGCTTTTGAGGCACACGACCTCGTAAAAAACGTGTACCGGTACACAGGCCCGCAAAGGATACCCTGCTTGTCTGGTTATAGCTATTCCTGACAATTGAATAACCAAGGCGCTAATTAAAGACTCAGGCCTGAGAATTGAACAACACGATTCTCACCAACGTAACTTCGACAAATGACTAACGTCAATCTGACTCGTCCCGGCCAGGCTAATCAGGCCGGTGACTCTCGTGCATTGCTTCTGAAGCTGTTCACCGGAGAGGTCTATGAGGCCTTCCGTAACAGCCTGATCGCCAAGCCCCTGGTGCAAAGCCGCACCCTGCGCAACGGCAAGGAAGCACAGTTCATCCACACCGGTAAGATGACTGCTGGGTTCCACACCCCCGGCACCCCCATCCTCGGTAACGGCACTGGCAACGACGGTGCTCCCCCGCAGG